ACTCTGTATCTAAAATTATCCTAATGATACAGCTGTGAAAACATTATTCTACGCAGCGGGCCCACCAAACTGACCACGCATTCAAATCTCTCTATTTAATCTATAATGAAGTTTTTGATTAGTTTTATCCATAACTCTAACAACGAAGCAAGTATACATAACTTTACCCGCATAGATGGTGGGTGTGATGGGCTGGACGGGCTTCCTATTCAGATGGTGGGCTGGGGTGGTAGCTGTATCATATTTTGATGAAACCAAATCACGTAGGGCCCAAATCAGTGTTGAGTATTGTATTATACACTTCCTAATTTTTTTAGAAAATATAAACTTCGGTGTAATCTTCGGGCCCTAGGTATGTACATAAAAATAGGGCAGGTATTGTATAACCTACCCTATTCGGAAGGGACGGAAGGCGTTACTTTATTTAGTCGTTAGGTATGATATCTCGTCGTTAGGTATGATATCTCCAAATATCACTGGGTAGCCCACAGCGGCTATCATCTCCAGTTTTGAATGGGCAGTCATCTTGTGCTGATTACCATCAAAATTGTTAGTCCCCGGAGGCCCCGCATTAATCAATTCGGCCATCTGGTGTGATAAGTCTTGGTCAAACCTCTGCCAACAGCAACGACTAGGTCCATCAAAGGCCCAAATCAGAAAGCCTTCTTCCTCTTCATAGACCCAACCTAGGCCCTCAAAGTAGTAGCAATAAATATTCTCGTTTATAGTATTAGTATTAGAATTAGTTAGGCTGATTTCGTCCAGCTTTTCCAGCTTTTCCAGTTGAATAACGGGGTTCTTAAAACCTTTCATATTGTTCCTTTCTTATCTTCTTGGATTATTTGTTATGTGGACAATGGCAGTATCAAGACTTATTGCCCTCATTGCCTGTAGGGCTTCATTATCTTTCATTCTTTCAACCTGCTGTATTAGCCACTTGTTATAACGGGCAGCATCAATTTGGGCACGCTTACCTGTTGACCTTGCCCTTCCGCCTGACAGTCTTACATACCTATCTGCCATGATTACTCCTTTCACGCTGTTTTTGTCATAGATTGCCTTGGAATGACAACTTGTGGAATAGCTATCATTCCGACCATTTTATTATGAATGTCGTTGTAATTAATGCTTGTTTTAGCTATTTCATGCCAGCCCAAGTCTTTTCCACTTCGGTTAAAGATGTGGCACCTTAAAATATCAAAGGGCCCACTGATTTGAGATAGGTCAGGACAAATCTGGGCAAATGTCACACTACCACCTGGACGAACAAGGCGGCCGTATTCTGTGATGTTAGGGCACTCAAGCACCTTTTCGGTGCTTCCTGTTGAATTGGGCCTTGATTTCAGGGTATACTTCATTTTGTTCCTTTCGGGGAAAAAAGTTTGCGGAAACGAGTTCTGTATATTATTATGTTGGATTATCAATATATGTCATTATTTACTTCTACACCTATAACCATAAGGAAAGGTGCCCACCTATTTGAGATGGGCACCCTTAAAGGAGAACAAAAGACATATCCACACATTAATCACTCCAGGGAAAGGTGGTTAGTACTCTAACCAGCAAATCAATCCCTACTCATAGATATAACGGATTTCTTGGTTCTGACACCTAATATTTACCAATCCAACCAGTTTAGTTCTTTATACTGCCAACTACACATAATACAATGTCCATCTATAAAGAATGGCCATTCACCACTCTTTTTACATTCTGGGCACACCTCGTTAATACTTACACTATAACAACATCCCATTATACATTGCCCTCGTCCTTTTTTGGTGCCTCCTGAATGTCCTTTATAAATGCCTCTATTTCGGCTTCTGTTGCTATTGGTTTTCCATTTATACCAAGGCGGACCTCCCATCTTTTAGGGTCTGTGGGGTCCTGCCATACAATGATACCCTTCTCCTCATTCCAGTATTGTTTGATTTCACTCATTTTCTTTTTGCCTCACCAGCCCATCTAAACTCGAATGCGGTGGCCAGGTTGGGTAAAGGTTGACGCAACCACAAACTTGCTTATAACAGGGACATCTTTGCCCTACAGCAAAGTATAACCTATGCTTCCTAGGAAACTTACATTCACACTCTTTAATTAGTTCTTTGATTGTTTGCTTCATATCACTTGCCCTCGTCCTTCTTTGGCTGCTGTGGTACCTGATAACGAAGTGTTGTGAGGTGGTTCTTACATAGACTGCTATCTTGATTACATATATCACACATAATACCTGTTGGTGCCTTTTCTTGTTCAATCCTTTTAGTTAGTTCCTCAATTTTGGCACGAAGGTCAGCGTTTTCCTTTTGAAGTTCTAAAACCCTGTGATTGGCATCCCTATACCTTATCCAGTTTTCATGACGATGCTTTGCCAGCATTGCCTCACGACTCATTGGCACATAACCGAATAACTTCATTAGTTTTTCTATCATTCTACTTCCTCCATATCTTCTTCTTATTATCTTGGTAGTCTTGTATTGGGTGTCTTACCTGTGTGTTACACACACCCATTGACTACTCTCACTACCAGTCTACATTCAGGTTCACCAGTTCACCTTCATTAATAGTACTTATAGGGGTTTCTTATAGAGTGTGACACCTTAAATTCTTTAAGAAAGTGTAGAATTTTTAAAATACTTCATGACTTTCTATATTTGTCTGTATTTTCGGGCAAAGGCACCAAAAAAAATGGTGGAAACCAAAGGAGAAGAATATGATACCAAAGTACATCCTGGAAAGGTATATCAAAAATGGTCATCCGTTGACTTTTAACGACCAGGGCTTTAAATTGGGAACAGGTTTAAATGATTTCCCTGGTGGCATTCCAAGAGGCAGCACATATCAAGGTGTGCCTTGTTGTGGTGCCCTTAATAGACATGAAGTTCCTTGTATAAGTAAGCCAATGGCTGATGGGAGATGTAATAAACACCAGAAAATCCCGCATGCTTATAAATATCTATCAGTTAATGATAGAGAAGCCATAGATAGCATTAAAGTCGGTTGTTTGGAACAAGAAATACGCATTTTTAAGGTATTACTACACAAATCTTTAAAGGCTTATGATATAGAAGATACTCAATCTATAAAGAATTGTATTGCCCTTGCTGAACAAGTAAGGACACTAGAGGCTGAACAATTTAGACTAACAGGTGGAACAAGTTCCACTAACCCAGGAGAATTGGCAACGGCAATGAAGGAATTCTGTAAAAATGCCACTATGTCAATAGAGATTAGACCTTCGGAAGAGGGAATAACATATGAACAACCGTTGGTTTCAATATAAAGTAAACACTGAACACGCTGCCCAACAAATTCAAGGCTATTTTAACTCACATAAACGCTTTAATGTAATGGTAGGGGGTAGAAGGCAGTATAAAACTGAAAGTGGTAAAAGAAAGAAGGTCATAATGGCCTCCTCTTACCACGATATTAACTCTCCCTGGTATATGCCAGGGATTGAAAATCCTAACTTTGCCTTTATAGCCCCTACTCATGAACAAGCTTATCGTATCTTTTGGAACGACCTTAACCAACTGATACCAAGGCAGTTTATACAATATACAAATGTTCAAAGAAGAATAATTAACTTAAAGAATGGGGCCAGTTTATATGTTCTTGGTGCCGATATGGCTGCTAGGCTTGAAGGTATCATGTGGCACGACTTTACAATAGATGAGTTTCCCAATATTAAAGAAGAAGTTTGGTTTGAACACTTAAGGCCCTGTCTATCTGACACACTTGGTGGTTGTGATTTTATGGGTGTGCCAGAAGGTAGGCACAACCACTTCTATAATATGTGGTGCCTAGCAGACGAGAATAAAGAAGACTTTGATAGATGGCATTGGACCAGTGCCGAAGTATTATCTCATAAAGAAATAGAAGCTGCTAAAAGAGAATACGACCCTGCTACTTTTAGACAAGAGTATGAGGGGTCTTTTGAAAATTATCAAGGTAGGGCTTATTATTGTTTTGATAGAGAACAGAGTGTAAAACGCTGTGCCTATGATGCTTCTAAACCTATCTGGATTACATTTGACTTCAATGTTAGTCCAGGTGTCTGTATTATCGGGCAGAATTATGAAAAAAATGATGTTATTGAGGACTGGATTATTGATGAAGTTTATATACCATCTAATTCAACAACAGAAAAGGTTTGTGGATTGTTTATACAGAAGTATTATACACATAAAGAACGCATTGAAGTAGATGGAGATAGTACAGGTGGTGCCCACGATAGCACCTCTGATAGAACAGATTGGGAAATTATACGAAGTATGTTAGATAGTAACTTTGGAAGAAGGATGAGATACTGCTACCCTACTAAAAATCCACATGAACGGGATAGAGTTAATGCTATGAATGCCCGTCTTTGTTCTTTATCTGGTGAAAGAAGACTTTTCTTTGACCCAATTGCTAAAAGAACAATAGAAGATATGGATAAAACTACTCTAAATGACCGAGGAGAGATAGATAAAAAAACAAATAAGATGGTTTCCCACTTAAGTGATGCCCTTGGGTATCATATTGCCCGTAAGCATCCTATAAAGAAATATGAACCAAGTGGAATGAAGCACTGGAAATAGTATCAAGGATATAATATGGTATATAACAAAGAGTTAGTAAGTTTTAAGTTTAAAGCACAGCCTGGTTCTCAAGGTGGTGTTGTTGACTTATCAATGAATATAGATTATCAGAACAATAAAACTCTTTGGACCAACTGTGCGGCTGTTGTTTCTGGTATTGATGAAATGTTGGCCTGTAATCTAATTGGTAAACATGAACGAGAAAGTGATACTAACTGGAGACGCAGAAAAGGGCAACTACAGCACCTAAACTATTCCAGTGGTATATTACAAGCTTACTCCTCACATCTATTTAGAAAGCCCCCGACCTATCAAATAGATGCCCTTAAGGGTGACCCCATCTTTGATATGTTCTGGGACGACTGTGATTATGAAGGAACACCATTTCCTGACCTTTGGAAAGAAAGTATGAATGCTGTAGGTCTTTATGGAATGGTAGGTTATGTAGTAGATGCCCCTAAAACACAAGTATCAGTAGTAACAGAGGCTGAAGATAATCAAGTTCATCCTTATGTACAGACTTTCTATCCACCTGCTATTCTTGATTGGCAGTATGTAAGAAATCAGTTTGGTAAACCAGTCCTGGTATTCTTAAAAGTGCTTGATGATGATGGTTATCTTCGTTGTTGGTGGGACCAGGGTGATAAAGTTCACTGGGAAGTCTACTCAACTGGGAATATTCTTTGGAACGGTAGAATAATTACTGATAGTCTTGGAAACTTTACTAATTCAGTAGAGGGTCTTGTAGATAGCGGAGATTATGACCCTTCTGTTATGGATGAAATTCCTTTCGTGCCTCATTATAACATGGAGACCAATAGAAAACTGATAGGTATAAGTGATATTAAAGACATTGCCCGTTGTGATGTTAATATTGCTAATAGATTATCAGATGCTACCGAAATCTTTGAGTTTGCTTCTTTTCCAATGATGCGTAAACCTTATAAGCGTGTTGGAGATGAGAGTACTGATGAGACTGGTGCCTCTGCTATTCTAGAGTTTGACCCTGAACATCCAGAATGTAAACCAGATTGGCTTAATGCCCCAGTAAAAGACCCTATTGAGGCTATCATTGCTTTTATTGACTTCATTCGTAAAGAGTGTTATCGTATTAGTGCCATAGTGGGTATGGAAGATGTTAATGGTAATGCTACTGGTAAAGCATTAACAATGAGGTTTCAACCTCTTAATTCTAGATTAGTTAAGAAAGCTAACTATGCTGGTCAAGCGATGTCAGAGATTTTACGACTAGAACAAAAATGGCAAAAAAAGACCCTACCAGAGGGTGTCTCTATTCAAATGCCAGTTAATTATGATATAGAAGACCTTGCCCAAGATATAGTTGATATATTAAGTGCCGAGAAATTTGTTGGTTCAATGACATTTAGTAAAGAACTACAGAAGATAGTTGTTCAGAAGATGTTACCTTCTCTATCAGAAGAAGTTAAGACTGAAATCAATGATGAAATAGAAAACCAACAAGAAATAGCAAATGATGGTGATTTAAGTGTACAAGAATTCGGTCCTGATGGACAACCTTTACAAGATGAACAGCCTCAACCTGATGGGCAGCCTCAACCTGATGGGCAGCCTCAATCTGGTGGAGGAAATACTAATGATTAGAAAAACAGGTAAAAATAAGTGGACAATTTATAGTAAGTCCACAGGAAAACGATTGGGTACTTTTGATAGCCTAGAAGCAGCTAACAAAAGACTAGCCCAAATTCATTATTTCAAACACAGAGGGGCCCAGAAGGGTTCTGATAACAAATAGGAGGTTTCAGGAATGAAACTTAAGTTTAACGACCAAAAGCAAGTCCAGGTAAGCCCAGAAGGGTTTCCAATCCATGTCAATGACAAGGGTGAAGAGATTGCTGTTGATGCTGACAGACTTTTTGGCAAGATTACTGACCTCAATGCTGAAAATAAGAAGTGGAGAGAGGCTAAAGAGGCCCTTGAACTTCAAATCAAAGCAAGTTCAGAAGTCTCCAAGAAGAATGAAAAGCCCTCTGAAGACCTTGAAGCAATTAGGAAGCAGATGTCCGAAATGAAGAACACTTATGAGAAGGAAAAGGCCGACTTGGCTGCCCAACTTAATAAGGAAGTTGTCTTTGGTCAGTTTGCCCGTTCTGATTTCTTCCAGGGTAAAGAGGCAAAGACAGTATTGAAACCAGAACTTGCGTATAAGTTGTTTGGTGACCGCTTCGCTGTGAAGAATGGTCAAATCGTTCCCCTTGAAAAGGGTGGTAGTGAAATGTATTCACGCAAGGACCCGTCAGTAGTAGCACCTTTTGAAGAAGCAATAGATGTTATTATTACGGAGATGGGTGTGAAGAATGATATTACACGCGTTTCAATGGGTAGCGGTGCGTCAGGTGGTAAAGCTGCTACACCTAAACAGGTGGAAATGGCAGCAGTTCAACAAGCAATAAATAATGGTGAACACGATAAGGTCTTGGACCAAAAATTACGAAGTGTTACCAAAAATTAAATAGGAGATTGTTATGGCAGACCAAATTTATACCTCTTTTGATAGCCCGAATTTTTTCGGTGATATCTTTGAAATCGGTGGAAAGTCCCGCACACCTCTTCTCAATATGTTGAGAAGTCGTGGCGTAAAGACAATTAATGGTTGGGAGTTTTCAGAAGGCCAGTCCTGGTCTCTAGAAGCCTCATACCAACTCGGTATTACAGAGAATGCCAGTATTGCTGGTCCTCCCGAAAGCGTTATTTATGTAAAGACCCCTCATACAAATACAGTCCAAATCTTCCAGTATAGGGTAAAGGTTGGAGATATTAAGAGGGCAATGTCAGGTTGGGTAAAGGTTGACACAACCACAAACTTCGGTACAGTAGGTCAACCACTTTCTATGGAGGACGCACTCGTTCTAGCCCGTAGAGAGAAGTTGCTACAAGCCGCCACAGACCTTGAGTGGCATTATATCTTTAGTACTTATGTTAAGACAACTGGTGAAGCAGTTGCTGCCCAGATGGGTGGACTTATTGAAGGTGCTGTAACAAACGATGTTACACGAACTGCCGATATGCGTAAAGATGTCAACGACCTAATGAAGAAGATGGCCGATAATGGCTGTCCATTCCAGATGCCAGTACTGCTTTGCGGTTCTAGTGATAAGCAAGTAATCACCAAGGAATTTGGTGTTGCCCCTATGGACCGTAATGTTGGTGGTATGAACATCCAAGAAGTTGAAACAGACTTTGCCCGTCTTCCAATCGTTTATATTCCCAAGCTAACCAACAAGATTTTGGTTGTTGATTTGGCATATGTTCAACCAGTAGTCTGCCCAATTCCAGGTAAGGGTGTAATGTATTTTGAACCTCTTGCCAAGAACGGTGCTGCTGAAGTAGAACATCTCTTTGGTCTCGTTGGTCTTGACCGCGGTCCAGAAAGTCTCTGCCTCGGAATTATCCAAGTATAATAATAAGGAGATTTACATGGTACTAGCAGATAAAACGAAGTTTGATGTAGAACATCCCGAACTTCATCCAGTGTTGAAGGCAATACTGGTTCAAGTAAAGAATGTTTTTGAGGAAGAAGGCTTCTTCTTTACAACAACAACTACAACATCAACCACAACTTCAGCATAAGGTAAAGTATGGCTAATTATTCTGTTGATACGGACCTCATCAAGTTTAGACCAAATATACTAAACAACGGTGCTTATGATACTTCATGGGCACATGATGAGGCTTATTCCTTAATCAATACGAGTTTAGAAGCCGAATGGTATATCAAAGAAGCATCCAATCATAATGTTGACCCTTCCGTTACAGCAATGGATGTTACAAGATTAAGGGCCACCCAGTTTAAGCACCTTTCCGTTTATAAGGCACTTGAACTAATTTATGTGTCACTCACGAAAGATACACCTCTAGATGATGGTTTTTATTCTTGGGCAGCCCATTTCCGTAAGGAATACGAAGCAGAACTCAATAGACTACTTAAAATAGGTATTGAGTATGATTGGGACAACGATGGTATAACACAGGCTGATAAATTTATTCCACAGCGTAGGAACCTAGAGAAATGTTAAACTTTTACGATACGAAAAGAGTATTTGAGAGGCTAACTCTTATTAAGTTTCAGCCCCTCTTGAAAGAAATTGGTAAGGCTATTAGAGATAGTATCCAAGCCAAGACTTCAAGGGGGGTTGACACCTCTGGTAAAAGGTTTTCTCCCTATACTCCTATCTATCGTAGAATGAAAGCCTTCAAAGGGTTATATCCACCTGTCAATCTAAAATTAACTGGTCAAATGCTTGGTGATTTATCCCAAACAGAGAATGATAGGGAGTGTCGTGTTGGCTTCAAAACTACCAAGAGTGCCGAAAAGGCAACATATAATCAAGAGGGTAGTACTCCGCGGCACTTCTTTGACATCTCACCAGAAGCTAATAAAGAAATTGATAAACTAGTCAATGAGTTTATTAATGATATTTTTAAAGGTATATAATGCTTACAACAAGAGAAACTATTGTTGACAAGTTAATGGCTACTCTAGCAGATGAGACTTCTGTAGTTAGAATTCTTCGTGGTAATAGTTCTACTATGGAGGTTGAGTTTAAAGGTTTAGCTGATAACGACTTCCCTATCCTTGTTGTACAGGTGGGTTTACCTCAACCTAATATAAAGTATTCGTCTCGTTCTCAAGGTGTTATTGATGAGGTCCGTTCAACACTTAATATAGATATATTTTGCTATATTCGTTGTGTAGATGGTGTAGAAGGTGATGAAGTTTCTATATTACTAAATGATATTTGGAAAGTTATATGTGATAATCCCACTTTGGGAGGTGCTATAAAGATAGTGCCAAGTATTTCACAGGCCCTCACATATAATGGACCCTATATCTATTTTACAATTACTTTGGGCCTTGAATATGTACATACAAACAAGATTTAAATAGGAGATTTATTATGGTGGCACCACCGAATGTTAAGAATTACTCTATTGGCAAGGGTCAAGTATTTGTTGCCCCTTATAGTGCTAATCCCGTCTATGTTGCTGTTGGAAATTGTCCATCAGTAGCAGTTGAACATAAGATTGACAGACTAGAACACTTTAGTTCTATGTCCGGTATCAAAACTCGTGATGCCTATCCTGTTATTCAGGTAGGATACACAGTTACTTTTGAAACAGATGAAATCTGTGCGGAAAACCTAGCCCGCTTCGTTCTAGGTACAGTAGTTGGTGACAGCATTTCTGCCTTAAGTAATGTTGATGCTGATTATTGCGTTAAGTTCGTTGAAGATAAGGAAATTGGTGATATCAATCGTACATTTGAATTCTCAAAGTGTAAGATTGGTCCTAATGGTGCGGGTGCCCTAATCAGTGATGAGTGGGGTGTTCTATCCTTTACAGCTGAAGGTCTCTACGATGCCACAAATACAGGTAATGAGTGGTACGAAATTCGTTGGACCTCCACAACCACATCATAATTTTATAGAGGTTAGGTGGGGGTTTTGATTGGAACAAAGCCTCCACCAACTTCTTTGGGTAACGGAAAGTGCCTCGGCACAAACATAGCCCCATTATAGTAATGGGGCACATCTGGAAAGAGGTGTCCTAGTGAAGCGTAAAATAAATGTAAAGATTGATGATAGTCTCACCGTAGAATGTAGGGAACTCTCCCTAGGTCAAGTTATGGGTTTAGTATCTAAACTAGACCCTGAAAAGATGCCTGATGTTGGTCTTTTTGACTATATCAAGAATGTCTTTTCTAATGAACTAATTCCCCTAACTACTGATATTGATGCGGCTAAACTCTTGGAATTTTCTCCAAGTGAGATAGCCGCTGTTTATGTTGGTGTTAAGGAGGCTAATAAAGATTTTTTTACGATGGCGGCAACTCTCAATCTGCCGCAAATAGTAGCAGGAATAGTTCAAAACTTCCTAGGACAAGCATTAGAGAAGATAAACAGCGGCGTCTTGACCAATACTGGAGAATTATCTGTACCCTCCGAGAGTGTGGTCACTCCGACTGCCTTGAATACGGATATTCCTACGCCATAAAGGCTTTTAATTATCATCAAGAAGAATTACATCTTCTAGAAAGAAGTACAGCTTTTGCTTTTAGAATAGCCAATGGTGCTGACAAGAAACAATGGGAAACTTACTGTAAGGCACCACCAGCAGGTATAATAAAAATACCTTCTTATGAGATGCCTAAACATGAGAAGCCAAAGAAACTAACGATGGAACAAGCAAAGCAACTTAAAAAGCAGTTGAAGGGGAAATAATATGGCGGACACAATTCAGAAACTCGTTGAGATAATCATTCAATTAAAGAATGAGGATGCCCTTCTTAAAATACAAGATTTTATAAAGCATTTAAATGCTTTAGAGACATCTAGTAAAGGTAGTGATAAGGGTATCAGTCAACTCTCAAAAGACCTGGATACTCTGTCCAAACGAATTCTTCCAGGATTAGATAAGGCCTTTAATGATGTTGTAAATACTCAAAAGAAGTTCCTTACAATGGAAGAAAAGAAGATTGATGTCCTTAAAAGGTTAGGAAGTCAAGCAAAAGAGACCGGTGATACTATTAGAAGAAGCCTTTCTTTTGGTAGTGTTGACTTTACATCGGAGATTAAGAGTTCCCTAGCCACTCTAAAGTCATCTATTTCTGGAATGCTTGGTGGTGCCCTTATTGGTGGAATAATTGGTAATAAAGGCACTACTATTAATAATGCTTCTGTCAATAACACTTCTACTACTAATAATGTTCAACCCGTTGAGGTTCCAAGTAAGGTAGATGTTCCTATTGAGAGTGCTATTGCTGAAGCACAAGCAAAGGCTGATGCTGAACCTATTCAAATTAAAGCCGAAGTAAAACCAGAATTTTCTCCCGAAGAAGTAGAGTTTTGGCTTACCCAAGCCAAGCCTGCCTTTAAAGCAGCACAAGTAGAAATTCAAAAGGCAATAGCAGCAAACAACGAAGAACTTCGTCGTGTAAAAGAATTACAGGCTAAAGAAGAAATTGACAACTATGCCGCGAAGTTTGGTAGGGATAGAGTAGATGCTATTTTAAAAGAAATAGCAGCAGAAAAAGAACTACTTAAAGTAAAGCAGGACATACAAAAAGCATCTACTGCTACTATTGCTAGGTCTAAACTTCAAGAAGAAATAGAAAGTGAAAGGCAACTAGCACAAGAAGTTGGGGTAAAAACAAAGAAACTTGCCAATGAAGCAGGAACCGCTTATGAAGATATGGCAAAGCGTCTCTCAATGTCAAGACAATCTGGTGTTGTTGATTTCGGGCTACTAGCCGATGCTGCTAAAAAACTAGGTCAAGCAATAGCCCAAAATATAACTAATATGAAGAATGTTGAAGGGGCTGATTTCCTTACGAACATTAAACCTGACCCTCTTGATTTTGAAAAAATAAAACTCTATGGAAAAGCAATAAATCAACTGATAGAGGATATGAAGAATGTCAAGGGTGCCGATTTTCTTGCCATTAAACCCGATACTACCATAGCAAACTTAAAACTTATTGGAACAACAGTCGCTGCGTCTTTTAAAGATACATTAAATGGGATTGTAAAGAAGGCACAAGAGGCATCTAAAAAAATAAAAGACTTCTTTGTTGTTTCTCCTACACTAGTAGGTCCACCAACTGAAATTCAATCATTTGTAACAAGAATAAAAGAAACCGCAACTGCCTTTCAAAATACATGGCAAACAACCTTGAATTGGCTTGAAAAGAAGATACAAGCAACATCTAAAAAAGTAAAAGACCTCTTTGCTACTCCTCTAGGTCCACCAACCTTTAATCAATCTTTAGGTATCAAGGCAAAAACTACCTCTGCTTTCGGAGGTGTAGGTCAACCAACAACTCCTATAGCCCCTTCTAAAGAAAGTATAGGTCTATGGCAATCTCTTAATAAGGAAGTAGGCAATGTTTATGGGTCTATACTAAATCTTAAAACTTTAATAGCAACTGCCTTTGCTACCTATGGTATAGCAGGTATTGCTAAACAATTTGTTGAGATTTCTCAAGCTGCTGAACAAACCCGCCTTCGTCTTTCTATATTGTTCAAGTCCACAGCAGAGGGCAATAAGGTATTTAAAGACTTACAAGATTATGCTTTAAAGACTGGTGTCTCCCTACAAGACTTAAGTGATAGTACTGAAATCCTTGCTACCTTACAAGGCACTACAACTAAAGATATTCAAAATATGTATAAGGCAGCAACAGATATTGCCTCCTTTACTGGTATCTCCGTAAAAGATAGTGCTGAACAAATTCAAAGAATGTGGTCTGCTGGTGCTGGTGCTGCCCAAAGGTTCCGTGAAAAGGGTGTTACACAAATTATGGGATTTAGTCGTAATGCCGAACTTTCTATTGCTGAAACACAAGATAAGTTAAGAAAACTCTTTGCTGGTGAAGACCAAAAAGCAGCTTTTACAGGACTTATGGGTTCTGCTGAAACAATGGGCAACACCTTTGAGAAGATGATACAAAAGCTTATTAACTACTGGAAGCAGTTCGTGTTAGAGGTAATGGACAATGGTGTGTTTGCTTGGTTAAAAGCGGCACTACAGGTTGTTTCAAAAGAACTTGATGCGGTTGGTATAGGCACAGAAGATTGGGGTAATACAGTAAAGAAAGTATCAAGTGTTATTATTAAGGGGCTTGAATATGTTGTAAAAGCCATTGGAATGGTTCGTGAGGGCTATACACTATTAAAAGTTGGTGGTAATAGTGTTATGATAGCCTTTGGATATATAGCAGAAAAGATAAATGAATTCTTCTCTTTAGCAACAGCCGAGGTAATGAAGCTATTAAAAGTTGGACTAGATGCCTATCAAAAGACAGCCTATGCCTTACATGCTATAAGTGAAGAGGACCTCATTGATACATCAACCCTAGACATGAAACTTGTAATGGAAAAGAATGTCCAGTACTGGAAGAATTTCCAAGAACAAGCAAGATTAAGTGCTGACCTTGCTGCTGCTGATATGGGTAAATCCCTTAATGAGACTGATAAGTTCTTCAAAGATATCCAAGACCAACTTAAGTTAAATACTGAAGAACAAAAGAAATATAATAAAACTCTTGAAGAAACCAAGCAAAAACAACTTGAGATTAAAGCAGTCCTTGAAAAGCAACGAAACGAGGCTAAAACTCCAAGAGAGAAATTTAATGTAGAACTTAATCAGTTGGACCCTGGCACTCTACAAAGAAGTAGGGCAATAACAGATGACCTTAAGCGTCAGATGGAAACTCAACTAAATATCAGTGAAGAATACTTTGCCCAAGGTAAACTAGGTCTAGAAAAGTATTATGCCGAAAGAAAAGACCTAATCACAAAAGCACTAGCAGAAGAAAGTCTTCTATTAGAAAAGCAAGCACAGGATGCTACTCTTACAAATCCTGAACAAGCAGCTAAATACTATAGTGAATTAGAGGCTTTAAGGGCAGCGTCTAACAGTAAGTTGATTGCCCTAGAACAAGATAAGGCCACTAAAGAAAAGGCTATGTTTGATGCTGAATACAGTATTTGGCAATTTAGATATGATACAAAAGAAAGCTTTGCCCTTACAAAGGAGGCAGAACTTATTGCCAAGGAAAGAGAAATAAGGCTTACTGGTATAGAGGAAAGTGCCCAAGCTGAACAAGAAGCTTTATATTCTAAATATGAACAAGACCTTCTTACTTTTGAGGAATTCCTTATTGCCCGTCAGGCATTAGAGGTTAAGTATGAAGGACAAAAAGAGGCTGTTATAGTTTCTAGTGAAAACAGAATGGAGAAAAAGAGGCAAGAAACATTTGACATGTATCTTACTGCTACTAGAACTAATGCTGCTGCTATTGAAGATGCCTTTACAAATCTATACGAGGCAACAGGTAAGAAGATTAAGGCCTTCTTCTATTTGGCCAAGGCCGCTGCTATTGCCCAAACAATTATAAGCACCTATGAAGCAGCAAGTAATGCTGTTGCTTCTTACTCTCAATTAGGGCCTTGGGGGGTTGCTGCTGGTATTGCTATTGCTGGTGTCATAGTGGCAGGTGGTTTAGCAAGAGTGGCAACAATAGCAAGTCAAAATCTTGCCGAAGGTGGCGAAGTCCAAGGTGTCAGTGCCAGTGACAAGTCTGATAACATTAAAGCAAACCTAACTGCTGGTGAGTATGTAATGCCCGTTAGAACAGTTAGACATTATGGTTTAGGGGCCATGGAAGCAATGAGAAGACAAGCAGTTGCCCGTGATGTATTCGGAAGTAATAACTTCTCTATACAAAAAGGTAGTAAGCACTTTGCTGCTGGTGGTTTAGTTAGTTCTTCTAGTGGGCAACAGAATAATAAGTCTACAATAGAACTCACTAATGTCAATGTGCTTGATGTTAATGAACTTAACTCTTGGGCAGGAACTAAACCCTTTGAAACTGCTACTTTAAATGTTATGTCCCGAAATATTAAGCAAGTAAAACAGATTATTAATCAGTAGGAGAATACTAATGAGTTATGATGCCGTACTTCTTCAATCATATACAAGCGGAACAGTTACTACTCCATTAGGGGCTACAGGACTTCTTCAGGATAAACTTCATAATTTCATTAAGGGCACTGAAGTAGTTGCCGAGGTGATTGACCCTACTCCCAATGGTGTTCTATTATCGTTTGGTGGCACACTTGCCCATACTCCTGTTGGTCTTCATAGATTGATTATTCATTATCTTCTTGGTGCTGTTCCCTATACTGCTACCGATGATGGTAGTGGTGTAATAACAGGAACTTATTGTACAGGAACACTTAACCACGCTACCGGTGTTTGGACATTAGTATTTGATGCTGGACATCCACCTGCTACTGGTAATCTAACTGGTGATTATCTCTATGGTAATCCTGGTCAAGATTGGAGAGTTAAGTATATTAGAAACACTAGAAAAGCAGATGGCATAAATGATGAGAGTTTTACTGCTGTTTGTAAAGAGGTAGTCTATCACAATACTGGTATGTCAGGTAAAGAAGATGTATACATTGGTATCAGAGAATGGGACTACACAACAGGCGGTGGTATGGGTTGGGACTTAAACGCCTATACAGTTTATTCTACTGATTGGATGGGTAATACAGGACAACATGGATTAGGTGGAGTAGGTGGTTATAGTGCCACATGGAAGCACTGGAATAAGATGCCCATGTTACCACTAGCAGCTGGAACAAGTTCTTATTGGATACAATCTAACCAACAACACATTAAAGTAGAGGTGAGGCTACCCTCCTTAAGAACCGAATGTATTTATCTAGGATTTATGCGTAGATATGGAACCTTTACAGATTATCCATTCCCTATAGTGATAAAGGGTCCTGTTTATGGTGATGTTCTTCCTACTGATAATTCAACAGCACATACAGGATTAACTCTTACTCCTGGTGCTTACACTTCTTATAATCTTTTAGTTGTTGACCCAGGTGGGACCTACTTGGTCTGTGGTGGTTTAGCAACAAGCCGTGTCTACTTATTACCTAGGGGTACCTGGAATAATCTTGCTGGGTCAACTCTAGGTAAGACCCAAACAGCTAATAGAGTTCCTGTTAGACCAGTTTATGTTGTAGAAAGAGACCCCGCTAATCAGATTTTGGGAGACCTTGATGGTGTTCAAATGGTTATGGGTAGTGTAGGTGTAACCGATATAATGAAGAACGATACAATTAAACATATTATTTTCCGTGACCCTGTTCTTTCTGACTACTACGACTATTTCTCGGTAGCTGAAAGTCACATAACTACTACATAAGGAGATAAAATGTCACTACCAATAATGAATTGGACCTCATATACAGCTTTAACAGACGCTGCTGATGTTCTTGATAAACTACATACCTTTCTCGTAGCCCGAGGATGGACGATTAAAGAATATCAAACTGCTGTTCAATGGAAATCTACAACCCCTTTTGGCTGGATATCGGGTTCCGAGACCTTCATGGACTTTGAAAGCCCCATAGCTGCTGTGGGAAGTCAACATTATCGTTATCATTTAACTTCTTATCACTATGATGCTACAGATGATTGTATACGAGTTGGTGCTGTAGACCCTTCTGTTAATAGTGGAAATTATTC